TCATGCATTAAGATTAAAAACTAAAGTTAAAGACTGTTATGTTTCATTAAATAGAAATAAATGTTTTATTAAAAGATTGATATTTCAATATGATGATCAAAACAATTTGATAGCAACATATTCTAGTTTACCTGATATTGTTAAAAAGTTAAAACTGAAAAGTCATAATTCAATTGATGGAGCTATTAAAGGAAAAAATCAAAAAAAAGCTTATGGTTTTATATGGAAAGAAATCTGTAATACTGAAATAGATGTATAAATTAAAAATTTGCTCAGGTTGTGGTAAAGAATCTATTATTTGGAAAAATGACCGAAAAACAGGTAATAAGTATTGTCAATACTGTTGGGCCAAAGTTAAATCAGGTGATCCAGAACATAAGAATGTGATTCCACAGGTATCTGCTAAAAAGAAAAAGCAAGATGTTGAATACCTTAAGTTAAGAGGGAGATTTCTCACAGAAAATCCAATGTGTGAAATTGGTGTACCTGGTTGTACAAGAAATGCAACTGATGTACATCATACCAGAGGAGGTGAAGAAAGAAGTGTTTATTACTTAATACAATCAACTTGGCGCAGCTCATGCAGAAACTGTCATGATTGGATACACATGAATGCAGAAAAAGCAAGAACAATGGGTTGGTTAAAATAAATTAAAAATATGCTAAAAGATAGACAAGATGTGCAAATGGAAGCACTAGCTGAATTAGAAAAACATAACCGTGGTTGTGCTGTTCTTGGAACTGGTGTAGGAAAGACTCTTGTAGGTCTCACACATATGGACAGGAACACATCACCTATGCATAAAGTTTTAATTGTTGCTCCTAAGAAAGCAATATTTAAATCATGGAAAGATGATGCTGTCAAATTTGATAAAGCTCATTTACTTGGTAGAATGGTATTTACTACTTATCTAAGTATAAACAAACATGATCCTTATGATTATGATGTTGTTTATCTTGATGAAGCACATAGTTTACTTGATAGTCACCGGGCATTTTTAGATTCTTATGGAGGTAAGATTGTTGGTTTGACTGGTACTCCACCAAAAGTTGACTATAGTATCAAAGGTAAATTAGTAAATGAATTCTGTCCTGTTATTTATACTTTTAAGGCAGATGATGCTGTAGAAAATGGTATTCTTAACAATTATCAGATTATTGTACATAAGTTAAAGCTTGGTACTGATAAAACATTTCCTATAAAAGCAAATAATAAAACATTCACAGTCTCTGAAAAAGATAATTATTTATTTTGGTCTAATAAAATAGACATGAGAATGGGTAATTTACAAATGATGAGAATCATGAGAATGAGAGCTATGATGGAGTATAGAAGTAAGGAGAATTATGTTAAGAAACTTTTTCCTGCAATTTCTAGAAACACTAAAGCTATTTTATTTGCTAATACTCAAGAGCAAGCAGATAGACTGTGTGCTTGGAGTTATCATAGTAACAATCCTGAATCTGATAGAAATTTAGAATTATTCAGTGAAGGTGTGATAAACCAATTGTCATGTGTAATGCAGTTAAGTGAGGGTATTAATATCCCTAACTTAAGACAAGGTATTATTATGCATGCTTATGGTAATGAAAGAAAAGCTGCTCAAAGAATAGGCAGGCTTCTAAGATTAAATCCGGATGAAACAGCTATTGTACATATACTATGCTATATGGATACTATAGATGAAAAATGGGTTACAGAAGCACTTGAAGGTTTTGACCAAGAGAAAATTGAGTGGAAAGATTTTAATGTTTCATATTAATTTACTAACTTATATTATGGAAATTCTTAAAACACATCAAATTGTATTGTATAATGATAATGAACATTCATTCCAATACATCATTGCTAGTCTAATCAAGTTCTGTGAGCATCATCCACACCAAGCTGAACAATGTGCTATGATAGCGCATACTAACGGCAAGTGTGTAGTTAAATCAGGTGAATTCAATGAAATATTTGAAATACATGAGAAACTTAATAGATTAGAAATCAAATCTGATATAGAAGATTATGCAAGTGATTTTTATTGATGGTTCAAACAAACCAAAAAACATAGTAGATTCTGAATGGCCAGTTGAAGAAACAGTTTATACTCTTAAGAAAGTGTATAAGATGGGTCTTCAACCTGGTGTATTTGGATTTGAACTAGTAGAAATATCTCTATCAGATCTATCTGCACCTTATGAATTCTATGATTCTAAAAGATTTGCTGTAATCATAGGAGAAGAAATGCAGAAAGAATTTGAAGAAGATATTTTCAAAGAAGAAGAAGTTGAGCTTGAGGCTTTTTAAACCAACAAAAATTTATTTATGACACTCCCAAATTATAAGGACTTAGTCCGTGTTGTTATCATTGAGGATAATGACAGAAGTATTACTGGCACATTAGGTATAACAGATGAAAGAACAGTGTTCTTGACCAAATTAATTAGTGATCAATTCACTAGTCCTCAGAGAATAACAGATATGATGGTTAATGTGAGTAAAGAAGTAGTTCACCCTAATGAATTAGCATTCTGCATTTACCAAATATCTAGTACAATTGCTAGACAAAAAGCAATGGAGGAAATTGAAAGTTTATTTGCTGATATATAACATGAATTATTCAGAAGAAGAAGTGGTTTCTGAATTGAAGAAGCTATGTCAAGTTAAAACCCGTGCAAGAGCTGAAGTAGATAAAAAATCTTATCTTATTGCTTTACTTTACTATAAGTTTTTTGTAACAGAAGAAGTTATTGGCTCCTATTCTGATATGCATCATAGTACTATTAACTACAGCAAGAAAAAAGTTTGTGATCTTTTTATAACAAAGAACAAAACTTTTATGGATAATGTAAATGAATTGTATGAGAAATTTCCATATGATTTTACAGCACCTGAATCTACTGCAAGAATAAAAACAAGCCAAGTTATTAGTTTTAAGTTAGTCTTAAATGAATACAAAAGAGATCAACTGGCAAGTTACATGAAACATAAAAACATAAATAATGAAGTGGAAGCAATGACCAATTTAATGTTTAAAGCTTTATCACTATGGGGAAAATGAAAGAACTATACATGGATATTGTCCATATATATGATGGTGAGATTCCGGGTAATCTTACTATAGCAGAAGCTCAAAGAATTGTAGAACAAGAAAAATATGAACAAGATGGCAAAACAAGAAATCAAGAAAGATTACAACACAGTGAATCAAAAGATAGCTGAAAGATTGAGAAGATTTAATGCTCAGGATGATAAACAAAGACCAAGAACAGGTCAAAAGCAAGAGAAAAAAGTTAATAATGAAGAAGGAGATTAGTAAACAATCCGGTGTTAATAGCACCGGATTTGTAAAACTACTATTTATGAAAATTACTGCACTATTTATTGTGATTGCTATTGCAATTACTAGTTTAATGAGCTTAGGGAAAAGCACTGAAACAAAAAGTATTAATGTGAAATCTACTAAGGTAGAAGATACAATCACCAAATCAGTAGATAGCACCCTCTTAACTAAAGAGTTATTGGTCAGCTATTTACTTCACAAAAAAATCCAACATCCTGAAGTTGCTTATGCAATCATCAGACAAGAATCAAATCTATCAAGCAACTTGTTTAAAACAAATAACAACTTGTTTGGTATGAGACATCCTGGTGTAAGACCTACAAAGAGTCTTGGTAGAAAAAATGGTTTTGCACATTTTGAGTCTTGGCAAAATAGTGTTGAAGATTACAAATTATACTTAGAATTTGTACAAGGACATCAAATGACAAGAGAGCAATACTTATCTCACTTAGATAGATATTATGCACATCCAGGATACAGTTCTCATTTAAAGAAACACTTTGATGAGTATGCACAATTAACAGATTAATCTAATGAGTTTAGTTACAGAGGTTACCAGAAAGTCTATGCTTATTAGGCCTTCTGGTAGATCTACTGATTATATATCACCGTCCTTTGGGCACGGATGTTTATATAACTGTAGTTACTGCTACATGAAAAGAAATAAACCTACAGGTTTATCTATTGCTAAAAATCATGGAGATATATTAACAGCTATCAGTGACCATGCGTGGTTTGCTGATGTGGAAAAACCAAATCAAACACATGAAGAGTATATCACTTATGATATCTCTTGCAATGAAGACTTTGCTCTGCATGCTAAATATCATCAGTGGGAAAGAATCTTTGATTTCTTTATCTTGCATCCAAGAGCTATGGCATCATTTGCTACTAAGTATGTAAATGATGACTTACTTAAATTTAATCCTCAAGGTAAAGTAAGAATTAGATTCAGTCTTATGCCGGAAGCATTAAGACAAAAGTTAGAACCTAATACAACTCCTATACATGAGAGATTAAATGCTGTAAGAAGATTCCAAGATGCTGGTTATGATGTGCACTTAAACTTCAGTCCGGTGATTATATGTGATGGTTGGTTATTAGAGTATAAAGAACTATTTGCTGAAGTAAATGCCTCATCCTATCTGTATGATTGGAGACAAGATGTAAAAGCTGAAGTTATATTTCTTACTCACAATGCAGAAAAGCATTTTTATAATCTGCAGAATAATATTTCTGGAGAAAGTTTGCTTTGGAGACCTCTTATTCAAGAGAACAAAGTATCACAGTATGGTGGTGAAAATATAAGGTATAACCGTTACTTAAAGCCTGGTTATATAACTGAATTTACTCAAGCTTTTTATGGTGTATTACCTTGGATGACAATTAGATACATATTTTAAATTGAAAATTATGAAACAAGAAACATTAGAAGAAGTTTTACCAAAAAACAGTAATGGTAAGTATTCAAGAAATGAAATTGAAAAGGCATTTGAAAGTGGTGCTAAATGGCAAGCTGAAAGAATGTATACTGAGGAAGAATTAAAATCAGCTTTTAGAACAGGTTTTGGTATTGGATATGGTAGTGATATTTATGCTATTGATATAAAAGATAAAATTTGTGATGAATGGTTTGAAGAAAATAAAAAGAAATAGTTATGGACACAGCACATGAAATAGCAGTAGAAGTTTGGAACAACTACATTGCAAGACCGCAGAATAATCCTGAAGAACATAAGTTTAGCTTCAAGGATTTAGAAAAAATGATTAAACTAAAACTTGAAAAGAAGTAATATGGAACAAGTTGTTAGCAAAAGATCTAGATATATCTTTTTACATAAAGGAACTAAAGCTAAACTAGAGTTTGAAGCAGAAACTGATTATGAAGCTATTATGACATTGGGAAAATTATGTCAGACAGTTATGGATTGGACCATGAGAAAACATGGAATTAATAAGAGTAAAAAACTTAAAAATAGATAAGATGTGGAAAAAGATTAAAAGATTATTTTGTAGACACACATGGGTACCAAGTGTAAATCCTGGGTATCACATATGTATAGATTGTTATAAACATAAAAAACTGATATGAAAGCAACATTTGTATTTGATATGAATGATCCTGATGATATGATGGATCACAAAAGAATGATTAATTCTCTTGGTATGGCTTTAGTACTATGGGAACTAAGAGTTAATGTAAAAAGAAAAATGGAGAACATACTTGATACTGATAATTTATCAGGTCAAGAAACTCTGGACAGAGTATTTGAAATGATTGGAGAATTAATGGAAGACCAGGGTTTGAATATAGAACATTTAATAATATAAATTATGGAAAATCCGGGTGCACCAAGCATGTATGAAGTGACAAAAGAATTCTATGAAGGAAATGAAATCATTCCTCATGAAGAAGATGTGAAAAACTATACTGTTGAAAGACATATTATGTTTTATCCAAAAACTGAGAGAGTGAGTTTAAGAGACCTCCAGAAGTTCTTTACCTTAGAAGCTATTGCTTCTTTTATTAAGTATGACTATATAGTCAGAGATTGTACAACTATTAAACCAAATAACAATGCAGACTAAATTAGTTTCAATGACTCAGTCAATGATTGAAGGAGTCAACAGTGGTGAAGAACTTATTGTATATACTGCAAGAGTTAGCAATCCAGAGAATCAGATGAATATGGAAACAGCAGATAAGTTGTTGAAGTATTTGATTAAGCACAAGCACTGGAGTCCATTTGAGATGGTAGATGTTACTATTGAGATTAAGACAAGCAGAGCTATTGCTGCTCAGATACTAAGACATAGATCTTTCTCATTCCAAGAGTTCTCTCAAAGATACTCTGCTGTAGCAGAGATTGAGACTATTCAGTTAAGAGCAGCCGGAGCTACAAATAGACAGTCAAGTCTTGAACCATGTAATCCTACTTTATTTAATTCTCCATTATATGCTGAGGATATAATTAATGAACATTTAGAAAATTCTCAACAACTTTATGAAGAACTAATAAATAAAGGAGTTGCTAAAGAATGTGCGCGGATGGTGTTACCATTAGCTACTGAGACTACTTTATACATGAAAGGTTCAGTAAGATCTTGGATACACTATCTACAGATTAGATGTGATGAGCATACCCAGTTAGAGCACAGAGAAATTGCTTTGAGTATTCTTGATATCTTCAAGGTTGAGTTTCCAAATTTATTTCAAGCAATTACTATCAATGACTAAGTTAGAAGCTATTTTGCTTAAAACTGAACTTAGTGCTAAGCAAGATGTATTACTCAATGTCAGAAAGCACTTCAAATATAGAAGTTCTCACTCAGCTTGTGAGTATGTGGTTAAAGAGATGGAAAAAGTGAATTTAGAAATTCAAAAACTCAATGAACACATAAAAAATAACCCATGAGAAGAATTATAAACTGGATAAGAGATTTGTTTAATCTTATAGTTATCTCAATCATCTATAAAAAAGACTGATATGCCTGACATTTCAATGTGTATTGAATCTAAGTGTCCACTTAGTAAAACATGCTATAGATTTTTAGCAACTCCTAGTAATCCACAGTGGTACAGTAAGTATACTCCAGGAGAAAATTGTGAAAGTTATATTGATATAAATGAAAAAAAAGAGAAAAGAAAACAGCCCAAGTCTTCTTCATAGTATTTGTAATGAACATGCTTTAATATGTGAAAACACAGACAAGAATCTTTATTATCACTGGTTTACACAATTAAGTAAAAGTCCTAGAAGTTTTACATTTAAACCTTTTATGGCACTAGCTGAGATAAACCTTAATCATTTCATGGGTATAATGGATGATTCTGAAAGAGAAGGTTTGATAAGATTATTTGATACAAATAATTTTAAAGATGATCTTTATATTGCTCTTGCAAGTTTAGAATTTTACAGAACCCAGAGACTTGAACAGTTTGGTTTGTTCAAAGATTACAAAGATCACTATGAGGAAGCTGCTCTTAACTATAAAGATAAAATCTTTACAGTTGAAGTAATGTTGTCTTATGTTAAATACTCAACCTAATGTTTACAGGAAAACTAGTTAAGAAAGATGGTAAGCTTACATATGCTCATCCAAAAGATAAGTTAGCTTATGAACTGTTTGTAGAAAAGCTTCCTGAAGGTCAGGAGATAGAAATGTATATTGATCTTGCTAATGCAGATCACAGTAGAGCACAGATTAATAAAGTGCATGCTTGTATCAGAGAGTTAGCCAAAGAATCTGGCTATACTTTTGAGGAAATGAAGAAGATTGTGAAAGAAAGATCTGGTCTTTGCTACACAGACTCACATGGTGAGTATTGTAAATCCTTTGGAGAATGCACCAAAGACCAGCTCATGTTAGCTATTGAAGCTTGTATTGAAATAGGAGTAGAGTTAAATGTTAACCTTCGGTAGGTGCAACATAACCTTCATCACCAGGTTCTAAAACTTCTTTTTCATCATACTGTTTTTGAATTTGAGCTTGGTTTTCAATTTCAGCAAGCAACAATGTTACTGTTTGTAAAGACTTTTGATCATCATCTAAATCTTGATATGCCTTACTAGAAACTTCTTTAACATAATCAGGAGTTCTGTTGTCTTTGGTCATCTTTTCAACAATACTCATTGCTAAATTCTTTACCATTACATAGTAACCTCTATTTACAGGTACTTGAATAAGAGCATCACTTTTTAATTCTTTAACTTTAATCATAGTTGGTTAATTTTTATTAGCAAAAATATTTATTTTATGAGTCAAAACCTAAACATTGAAGAGATAAAAGAAAAGTTTTATCAAAAGCTCATACCTTCTGGTTGGGGTAGAGTATTGAAGTCATTTATATTCAGTGGAGATTTTGAAAAAATCATTTTACAGTTAGTTAAGAGCAGTAATGCCGGGGAAAGATTTACACCAGTATTTAAAGATTTATTCAGAGCATTTGAAGAATGTCCTTATGATCAGTTATGTGTAGTTATTGTTGGTCAAGATCCATATCCAACTATAAACATTGCTGATGGTATTGCTTTTAGCTGTAGTAAAACTAAAATACCACAGGATGTACAACCAAGTTTGAAGTATATGCTGCAAGAAGTAAACCGAACTGTATATGAAGATAAGTATGTTAGTTATGAACCTGATTTAAAAAGATGGTCTAATCAAGGTATCTTACTCTTGAATACAGCTCTGACAACTACAGTAGGTAAAATAGGTGTTCATTATAACATCTGGAAACCATTCACTGCATATTTATTTGACTGGTTAAACAATTATAATAATGGTCTTGTGTATATTTACATGGGTAAAAAAGCACAAGAGTGGGATGAATTAGTTTCTTCAGTGGGTAACATAAAGTATTCAACCTTACATCCAGCAAGTGCTGTTTACAGTTCAAACAAGAAATGGGATTCCAAAGGTGTTTTTGTTAAAGTTTCTGAAGATGTATTTAATAATTATGGTAAAAAATTAATATGGTAGAAGTATTCAATAGACTGATACAAGAAGGAATTACTCCAAACAATTTCTATATTCTTACATGCTTGAAAAACAAGATAGTACCTCATAAATTTGTGAGTAAAGAACTGGGTTATAGTGTGTTAAAAGCAGATGACTGGTTGTCAGAAGATTTGCAATTGACATCTAAAAGCCTTATCTTTATGGAAGAAATATCAGGGTATTTCAAAAAAGTCAAGAAGAAAGTTAGCACTGATCTTATGGGAGCTGATTATGTAAATAACATCAAAACTTATGTTGAGTTATTTCCAGATAAGAAGCTGAGTTCTGGTAGATATGCCAGAGTTAATCCAAAGAATCTTGATGGAGCTTTTAAATGGTTTTTTGAGACTTATGATTACACATGGGAAACAATATTGTTAGCAACTGAAAAATATGTATCTGAATATGAAATGAAAAGGTTTGAGTATATGAGAACTTCACAATATTTTTTAAGAAAGCAAAATCTTGACAAGTCTTTTGAGTCAGAATTAGCTAATTATTGTGAACTGGTTATTTCTGGAGCAGGAGAAATGCCAAACTATTTTAAGGAAACCATTGTATAGTCATACAATGTAGTTATGTATATCTGTAATTAATCACAAATGAATCATTTATTTAATGGTGCACGGCCTTTATTGCCCGTGACTGAGAGGCAGTCTATTGAAAAAGCTATTCATAAAATAAAAGCTAGAAGACAAGGTCAGGTTAGATCTTTAAGAAGTGCTTGGCCAAAATTTAATGATGCTTTTTGTGATGGATTAGAATGGAGAACTATCACCGTAGTAGGTGCTAGACCGGGAACAGGTAAAACTTTGTTCATGGAACAATTGATAAGTGATATTATTGCTTTCAATAAAGACCAAGAATTTAGAGTTTTGAAGTTCCAGATGGAAATGGTTGATGAAACAAGTGGTGTAAGGAAGCTCAGTTTGAATACAGGAGCAGATTATAACACTTTGATGAGTAAAGGCGGTCAGTTAGTTGATAGAGACATATATGAACAATGTGTGGCTTATTACAACAGTACTAAAGTTAATGACTTTATCAATGTGGTATATGATGCATGTACTGTAGATGAAATGTGCGCTACAATCCATTATGAGATGGAAAAGTACAAGAATGAAGACGGAACATTCCCTAACATGCTAGTTGGCATAGATCACTCTGCTTTGTTTAAAGTAGGAAAAGGACAGAAGGACAAATTTGAAATGCTAGGAAGCTTAGGTGAAGCTCTCACTATGATGAAAAAGAAATATCCTGTAGCATTCATTGTCCTAAGTCAGCTCAATAGAAATATTGATGATCCTAAAAGACAAGAAGAAGGTTCTTATGGTAACTATGTATTGGATTCTGATATTTATGGTTCAGATGCTTTATTACAGCATGCAGATGTTGTTATGGGTATTAATAAACCATCTATTAGAAAAATTAGGTTCTATGGTCCGGACAAGTTCATTATTGAAGATGAAGATATATTAGTATTTCACTTTCTTAAATCAAGAAATGGTACTACAAGAATCAGCTTCTTTAAACTTGACCGTAATGTAATGAGGATTGTGGAAATTCCAACTCCACCAACCGCAACAAAACAAAAATTGAAAATTTAAGTGTATGACAGTTAGAAAAGAAAGAGAAAAAGATTTCTATGCTCAGCATATGAAAACTTTCAAGAAGATTGGGCAAGGGGATCCATTCTTCTTAGTTAAGACAGCATTTTTCCAGAAAGGTAAGTATGGAAGACAAGTGCAGTTCTTTGAATCAGAGTTAGCAAAAGGTGAAGACATTTACATAGAATTCTATGATAATGTTACTGATGCTAATGGTACTATAAAAGATATTAAACCTTTCTATGAAAATAGACAGTTGTTTAAGTATAGATATAATCCATTCTTCAATGAAGAATATGATCTGAAGGAAGGTACCAACTATAAAGGTGATCCATATAAGTTGTTTACTGTTCCTGTGACAGAGTTATTAGCAGTGTTACCTGATGGTACAGAAATTACATATGCTTTGTTTGAGAAAAGAATGGCTGATCAAGAGAAAAAAGGTGCTGATTTAGATATTGATTTACCTAAATTACAAAATTCATTGGTTGAAGATGAGTTTCCTGATTTCACAGCTGATTTAGTACAACCTACTGCACAAGCTGTAGCAATGCTTACACACAAAGATGCATTTGTTAGTGAGATGACTATACAAGATTTTGCTGCAATTATGTGGAAAAAGCCTGTAAGCAACAAACAATGGTTAAATGAATTAATTACAAAAGCATGAGTATAGTACTTCCAACTTCAAAAGTTAAGGCTGGTAGAACTAATCCAAAAAGATTAGTAATTTATTCTAAGCCTAAGACTGGTAAAACTACATGTTATGCTGGACTTGAAGACAATCTGATATTAGATTTAGAGCATGGTGCAGATTTTATTGATGCCTTAAAGGTTCCAATTACAAGTTTGCAGCAGCTTTTAGATACTGGAAAAGCAATCAGAGAAGCAGGTAAGCCTTACAAGTTTATTACCATTGATACTGTTACTGCATTAGAAGAAATGATTCATCCACTTGCGGTAAAATTGTACAAAAGTACAAGTATGGGGAAAAATTTTGATGGAGATAATATAACTACTCTTCCAAATGGTGCAGGTTATTTGTATATTCGCCAAGCTTTTTTCCAAGTGTTAGATTTTGTGGATACATTAGCTGATCATGTAATCTTATCAGGGCATATAAAAGACAAGCAAGTTGATGATAAAGGTGAGCTTGTTATGTCTGCTAATATTGATTTGACAGGTAAAATAAAGTCTTTAATCTGTGCTAATGCTGATGCTATTGGCTATATGTTCAGAAAAGGACCAAAAACTATCTTGTCTTTCAAGACTAATGATGAAGTAACATGTGGTGCAAGACCTGATCATCTTAGAAATAAAGAAATAGTTATTGCTGATTCCACTGAAGGAGAATTAAAAGTCTCTTGGGATGAAGTATATATGTAAAAAGTAAAAGTTTAATAATTAAAAAGTAAAAGAAATGTTAAGTACAACAGATTTAGGAACAGGAACAGGAATGCCAAAAACAATAGCTCCAGGTAATCATGAGTTAAAAATCAATGGTGTTCATTTAGAAGAATTTTCATTCATTCCAGGAGCATATCATTTGATAATTGATGTAGAAACTGCACCAATTGATGATTTTGAAGGTTTTATGATTGATAAAGATGATGCAACTAAAGGGCACCATGCTGGTCAAATTGGTAGAGTAAAAGCATCTCAGTATGCATTTGCAGATGGTGAAACTAAAACAGGTGTTAAAATTCACAGAGACAGATCTATCATGATCTTCTTGAAAAACTTATCTATGTCTTTAGATATCCTTCCTTGGTTTGAAGCTCAAGATAACAAATTTTCTACTATTGAAGATTTTGTTAACAACTTCAATGAGAATGCTCCATTCAAAGATGTTTATTTGAAATGGTGTATTGGTGGTAAAGAGTATATGGGTAAAACTGGTTACTTAAACTATGACATGTATTTACCAAAATCTGCAAATAACAAATTTGCTTTTGGTGCAGCAAACAGCGGTAAAGTACTTGACTATGTTGAAGCAACTCACCTTAAAAAGTTAGCTGTAACTGAGAAGAAAGAGTTTGGTACTGAAGATGATGATTTCTCTTCTGCTCCAACTGTAAGTTCTGATTTCAGCTTAGACTAATCAATAATTAACCTATAGGAAAGGGAGTTAATAGCTCCCTTTTTTATTCTAAAAACAATTGCTATGATTTCTACAAAAAACATAATTACTGATTTGAGGCAAGTTCCTACTGAATGGATCTTTGAATTTTATGCCAATCTTACAGAGAAATTAGCAGGTCAAGATGTAAAGATACATTCTCTTTTTGTTAAGGAAAACACCCCATCTTTTTGTATTTACTATAATTCTCTCAAGGGTTATAAGTTCAAGGATTTCTCTTCTGGTAAGAATGGTGATGCTATACAATTTGTGGTTGATTTCTTTAATTTATCCAACCGGGGAGCAGCAGCTGCAAAGATAATGGAAGACTATTCAGAGTACATTGCCAATAATGAAGCAGTTATTGTAAATTCTGTACCAGAAAGTAGATATCAAGTATCTGATTATGAGATCAGACACTGGAATAACTTAGATCAAGACTTCTGGACAAGTTACAAGATTTCATCTAAACTGTTGAGTAAGTATAATGTACAACCTCTTAAGTTTTTTACTCTTAGCAAATTGGATAACAATGGTGATTATAAAGAATTGAAGTTTGAGAATCAATACACTTATGGTTATTTCAAGGAAGATGGTACTTTGTATAAAATCTATCAGCCTAAGAATAAAAAGAGCAAGTTCATAAAGATTAAGGATTATATCCAGGGATCAGAACAACTTACTTTTACCTCAAAGTATTTGATCATTACTTCTTCATTAAAGGACATGATGGCTTTTGAAACTCTTGGTATCAAGAATGTTGAATGCATTGCTCCGGATAGTGAGAATAGTTTCATACCCGTAGCTGAAATGCAGAAATTAAAAAGCAGGTATTTTAAGATCATAGTTATTTTTGATAATGATGATGCAGGTATTGAAGCTGCTGGTAGATATGCTGCAAAATATGAGACTGAATATCTTATATTTCCGTTAGCAAAAGATATAGCAGACTCTGTTAAAGAACATGGTGTAGTAAAAACCAGAGATACAATGTTTCAACTTTTAAAGAATATACTATGAGTCCAGTAAATAATAATGGAATATGGAGCCTACTAAATGAAGATGTTTCAATTACAGAGTTAAAAAAAGAAAACAGAGCTCTTGACATGGAAATGATGGAAATGGCCATGGAAATAAGAAAACTTAAAGATGATTTAGCATTTTTTAAAAGTTTTCATGGTATAAATCACATGCAATGAACTACATAACAAAGTCAACATGAAGATAGATTTTTGGACATATAATGGAAAAGTATTTGGTGAGCTAGATATTCCTGAAGGAGCAATTGGTTTTATTTATCTTATGACAGCTATAATAGATGGTAAGTCTGTTGCTTACATAGGTAAGAAGAACTTCTTTGCTAATATAAAGAGACCATTAGGTAAGAAAGCTCTGGCAGTTACCACTGATAAAAGACTTAAGAAATACACCAGAGTCATCAAGCCTGATTTTCTTAACTACTATAGCTCCAATGCTGTATTGAAAAAGGCTCATAAAGAAGGTGTGCATATTAAAAGAGAAATCATTAAAATATGCTACTCAGGTATGGAGCTTACATATCAAGAAACAAAACATCAATTTGTATATGAAGTATTAGAGAAAGAAGAGTTTCTTAATGGAAACATTCTTGGTCGGTTTTATAAAACAAAATAGTTATGAGTGAAGAAAACAAATTAATTGGGAGTTTATTAAAACTTGCTGATTTGGGTATAACAGCTATAAGAATTTCATATTCTGGAGGTGGTGATGACGGATCAATTGATGAAGTATTAGCTACAAGAGATAATGCAGATGATTTTGAAGATGTATACAGTTTAGATTTTTTTGAAGAAATTGATTCTGAAAATAGAACAATGATTGCTGATTGGTGTGTTGACAAATTACTAAATGAAATTGAAGATTGGTGGAATGATAATGGTGGTTATGGTCATTTATACATTAAAATTCCTTCTGGGGAATATAAAATTGAAAATAACATAAACTATGTAGAAACCTTCAATCATTCTGGTAAAATTTTAGATGTATAATTATGGCACATCCTTTATTACATGCAAAATCCTCTGTTAAAAAATGGGGAGGTCAAATATCTGACTATCAAGCAATTCATGATTGGTTTGATGAAACTAAAGCTTGGCTTGGTCACAGTAAACATAGAATGTTCCGTCATCACAGTGAAGGTATATTTGAATGTGAAAAAAGATTTGGAGCAAGCTTTAAAAATTCTGATGGTAAAATTGTATATACAAGATATGTTGGAGAACAACATGTAAAGGAAGATTGCTTTGGTTATATACCTAGTGCAAAAGAATGGATTGAGGCTTTAGAGTCTGGAAAACCAAAAGAGTGGATGCTTAAAACATTAAAAATTGAGGACTGATGGAAAAAGTAAAATTTGAAAAAGAAGAAGTGCTGAACTTGATGAATATGATGAAGTCAACTGACAATAGTAATTCTGAATTAGCTTTTCAGATAATTGAAAGTAGCTTTTCAAAAGAAAGTGAAGGTGAAGTAATATTACTTTACAAGTATTCAGGTAGAACAGCAGGAGAATGGGAAAAGCATGCTCCTAAAGTGTATAATTTTGTTAAAGAACATCTTCAAGGTAATAACAACCTATCTGCTCCAAGAACACTTACTATCATGTCAAACATTAAAGCAAGTAATGGTTCTGTAGAATTATTTATGGAAACATTTACAAATGAGCTTAAAGGTTACATGGAGCAATTAGGATTTGAAACTGAGAAGTTTGAGTTAACAATTAAATTAAAGTGATGGACAAAGTTCAGAGTCTTAGTAAGACAAGCAAAGAGCTTATGTTGAAAGAGCCCTATTATGGCTACTTTCTTATAATGCTCAACAAAGTATGGAGAAAAGATCTTCCAACAGCAGGTGTGAGTAAAAATGGTATAAATCATCAACTAGCAATTAATGAAGATTTTTGGATGTCTTTATCTGAAAATCACAAGCTGGGTTTGATGAAGCATGAGTTACTTCACATTGCTTTTGGACACTTGACTACATACTTTATATTTAGTGACCACAGAATGGCTAATATTGCCATGGATTAAATCCTAGTCCCGCTATATAGCAATATATAGTTGAAAGCTTTAAATTGACGGGAAAATCCTAAAGCTTCATCTACTAAGCATGCACCGTGAGGTAGTATGTGGCTGAACTAATCATTCAGGTATAGTAAAAAAGATAAAGATGTCTAAATGGGTAATCCGCAGCCAAATTTCTTTAAAATGTTTGTGTAATAGAAATTAATTAGTATATTTGTTTTTATGAGACAAAAATTATTAATCACAGATGATATTATACAGCAGTTATATACAACAGGTTTAAGTTGTCAAAAAATTGCAAATGAATTAAATTGCTCAGAAAGTTATATTAACAAAAAACTTAAGAGCTTGAATATTACTAAAAGATCTAATTCTGTTTATAGAAAAAGATCATGGAATGAAAACTTTTTTAATACTATAGACACTGAAGAAAAAGCATATTGGCTTGGTTTTTTATATGCAGATGGTTGTGTACATACTAAACCTAATGGTCAAAAGTTAATTACTTTATGTGTGAAAGATAAAGAAGTGATTGAAAAGTTTATTAAATCTATTAATGGTGATTTTGTAGTTAAAGAATACAATGATGTATATGGTATATATTTAACAAGTGAAATCATGTTTAATGACTTATGTAAACTTGGGTGCATTCCAAGAAAATCTTTAAATCTTGAATTTCCTAATATCAATAATGATTATATAAATCATTTTATAAGAGGTTATTTTGATGGAGATGGTACTGTATTTACATGTAATCCTAAAAATTACAACAATACAAATACTGTTTATAAATCAATTGGTATTGGAATGTGTGGAACATATGAAATGTTAAGTGTTTTATCAAAATATGCTCCAATTAATTTTCCAAAAAAAGATAAAAGAAAACTTAGTAATATTTGGTATTCTTCTACATCTGGTACAAATAAAGCATTAGCTTTTTATAATTATTTATATAATGATGCTACTATTTGGTTAGATAGAAAAAAGAATAAATTTGAAAATTATTTTAAAGAAAGAGGTTCAGAGACTACAATAAGCCACCCTACTGGGGTGAAGGTATAGTCCGATCTGCAGGGAAACTTGCAGCTAACATGAATGATGGAGATCAACCAATATATTGATAGATCTTGGTTGCCTGGTGCTGAATTTGATCATGAACAATTTAAAGCTTTGAAAGAAGCTGTGATTGAAGAGTACAAACAAGCAAAAGAAGCCGGGAAATCAGCAGAAGAACTTGCTGAGATACAAAAGAAGTTACCACCCCGTGGTGTACTATTAGAAGATTATCCTGAGTTAAATCTTGATGTAAAAGCTGGTTGTAGATATTACTATGACAAGCTTAAAGAAGCACAAAAGAAGAAAGAAGAAACTGGTAGTTCAGGTTCTGAAGCTTTTGATCAATTGTGTGATCAGATGGATCAAGGGATGGATACTGGTTCTGAACATTCTACATGGGAAGAATTTGAAGGAGTCAGTGAGGCAGAGCAGAAATTAATTGATAAACAACTTCAAAGAATTCTTACTGAAGCCAAAGAACAAACAGTCAAAAAACAAGGTAACATACCTGGTGAGGTAACTGGTCTTATTAAAATAGAAGAAGTTATTCCACCAAAGTTTGATTGGAGAGGTTATATCAGAAGATTTACTGGAGTTAGTACCAAAGTATATACTAAAAAAGTTAGGAGAAAAGAGAATAGAAGATTCACTGATTTTCCTGGACTTAAAATTAAAATGAGACAGCACATGCTGTTGGCTATTGATACATCAGGTTCTGTATGTGATGATGAACTTAAAGAATTTATGAATGAGATTCATCATATTCATAAATCTGGTGTTGATATCACAATTATTCAGTGTGATACTAGTATCAATAGTATTGAGCCCTATAAAGGCAAAAATGAAATTACTGTAAAAGGTAGAGGAGGTACTAGCTTTGAG